GAGCTTTATCAATAATCTTTTCTTCTGATTCTACTAATATTTTTAAATCAATATCTTGTGATATAGAACCACCTTCAGCACCACTAAATCTAACTGACTGATTTATTTCTCCGTAATCATTACCATCATAAGTAACATTACCATCTAATTCCCAGCCTTCCGTCTGGTTATCAAATGAGCCGTTATTTAGGATATTTGCTGTTTCTTGTGCCTTGACCTTTTGAGTCGCTGTAGTTACTAACATTATAATCAGCACCCAAGTAGTCAGGATAGCGTAAAATTTGACCATAGTCGTTTATATAACCCATTAATTTATAGTGTTTGATTGCTTCTTTGCCTATGAGTGCTTTCTTGCCGTTCCATATGCTACAGGGAGTTCCAGAATGCAACATAGCACTCCAAACAGCTTTACTTCCAGCACAAAGAACAGATATTGATGCAACTTTTAATCCAGCTTTACTTAAGCTATTACTTAAAGCCCTTCTCTCACAATTCCAGTCTGTAAAGGTCGTTCCTGTAGATATACCAACCACAGATGTTTGTACTGCACCTACAACTGGAAAAGAACATATCATTTGAGAATAACTTTGTATGCTTGGTGATATAGAACTTGGCGGTGGTTGATTTTTATAATTTACAGTACTGTCTGCTCCATAAGATGCCATAGATGACCAAATCAAAACAACCATCATTAAAAATAAAAATATTATAAAACCTCTTCGCATGAGAAACTAACTCCATATAAACTAATGTGATTCGCACTCCAAGTTAGCTCATTGTTTGTCATTCTCATAACGCATTTAGGACTTGCGTATGTAATTGATGCGTCATCTGCCAAAGTAGCGGATAACGGTGGTTCTATGGTTAGTGTAGCATTTCCACTTCCATCACTGGCAACATCAGCAATAATCATATGCAGTTTGCTGGTTGCTCCAGAATTAAATTGTACATAGTCGCCTTTTTTAAATAATTGTGATTCAGATGTGTCTGCACCATCTATGGCAATATCATAAGCTCCAACAGCATGTGAGCCATTGACTGCAATAGTATTTGAAATTGTACCTTGCACAGCACTTGCGTCTGGGTCGCCCATCAAAAATGTTCCAAACTGACCATGTAACTGCATAAAAAAAGCTAACCATTCATTTGCTTGCGTTCTATTCATTGGCGGTAAAGTAACTGTGCTATACCATTTTGCACCTGTAAACTCATGCACTTGAGTTGAAAAGGTAAATGGGCTTTGACTTTGTGCCACAGCTTTAGCAATACCCCATTCACTTCTAACAAAGTTTGGAGTAGTTGGCATAGTTAATGGATAAGTAGGCTCTGCCATTTATGCTCCAAAGTCCTTCGCAAAAGTTCCGCCACGCAATCTAGCATCTCTTACTGCTGATAAAGTATTTTCTCTTATGGCTGGTAATAAGTTCATAACTTCTGCTCTAACAGTCTGAGATACACCTGTAGCAAAGTTTAAGTTTTGCTCTATGACAATATTGCCACCGCCAGCTCCAGATAATTGATTGTTTGGTACGATTGTTCCAGCAGATTTAGGTACAAACATTTCAGCTCCTCTTTCTCCAACCATATAAGGCATATTTGGATTTACATTCCCACCCATAGCCCTAGCACCACCAAAATTAAATATTGAGCCTACACCAGATAAAATATTATCAAACATGCTTCCGCCACTTGAAGATGAAAGAGCCATAGCTTCTCTAATTCTTTTTAACATTGGCTCAATAACTGCCAATTGAAATATCAGTGCAACCACTTGCTGTAAAACACTTTGGAATATATCAACCATACTGTCTTTAAAATCTTTACCGCTTATAACAGCTTCTCCAAATGCTTTTGAGATATTTGCACCAATATCTTCAAAAACTTTATTTACTTTATCAAGTTGCTCCATTTCTAAATCAAATGCTTCTCCTCTTGTTTCAGCTTGTTTGTCCATTTCTAATTGTTTTATTTGAGCCTGTATTTTAAATTTTTCTTTTAAATCTTCATTGATAGCTCTAATGCCTTCAGCTTCTTTCTTTTGCTGTTCTATAGCTAGTTTTGCGTCATCAGAGAATTTTTTTCTTGCTTCTTTTACTCTATCGAACTCTGCGTTTTGTGCTTCTAAAGAAGCAGTTAATTCATCATTAGCTCCAACGAATTCTTTTACTTCTTTTATAAGTTGATGAATTGCAACACCACCCAAAGCAATCCCTGTCATTATCATAAATAATGGGTTTACTAACATTATTGTAGTGAGTGTTGTTATACTAGCACCTAATCTCGCAATAGCATTTATTACAGCAACACCAGCTAAAGCAATAAAAAAATTTTTAATACCTTCAATATTATCTACAAGGAATCTTGTAAATTTTGCTAATGACTCACCTAAAGTTTTACCTATTTCTTTTATTTTTTCTTGGTTGTTATCTAAGAAAACATTTAAATTACCAAATTGCATTTTTAATTCTTCAAAAAAAGATTCACTTACTGCAATCTGGAATTGCATAAATTTATCTTTAATCATAGATAAAGTACCAGTTAAAGTATTAGCAAGTTCATCTGTAACATTTCCAAATGTACCACCTTTACCAAATACTCTTTCAAATGCTTCTCTTGTTTCTTCGGCTGATACAGTTGCACCAGCAGAGAATCCAAGCAAATCTCTAACCCCTCTTTCTCTAAATACATCAGCACTAGCTATACCGCCAGAAAAAGACCTTTGTATTTGTTCAGCAGTTTGTTGAAAATCAAGACCTGTTACAGAAGCAACATTACCAGTAATTTCTAAGACTTTTGCTAATTCATCTGCATCTTCAGCTACAACAGCTAAATTTCCAGATGCTTGTTGTATTTCTCCAAGTGTAAATGGAACTTTACCAGCAAATGCCAACATAGCTTCAAAAGCTCTTTCGCCTTCTTCTGCTGTTCCAAAGAGTGCTTTTAATCGTATTTGTAGATTTTCAATTTGGATTCCTGTATCAATAACACCTTTTACGAATACAGCACCAAAAGCAACGCCAAGAACAGCACCCACTTTGGTAGCTGTAGCTGTTACTCTTGCAAGACTTTTGGAAAGATTATTAAGACCACCACTCATTCTTTTAGATGAGTTATCAACCACTTTGTTAGCTTGTGCCATTCCTTTCTTTAGATTAGAAAGGTCTGCTTCAATCTTTACTACCAGTTTATCTAGTTCAGTTGCCATTAGTTATCTGGGTACAGCTCCATTAGTTCGTTTAACTCGTCTTTGTCCATTGGTTTATCTTTGTTGCCACCATTGAACTCACTAAATCCTTTTATTGCTAGAGTTATTTCGGTAATGCTCATATCCCAAAATACTGCTGGATTAACACCTATCATTCCTACACATACTTCAAGCCATCTTTGGTACGGTAGTTCAGCTTCTTCGTCTATTCCTCTACTGGACTTTTTTTTTCGTCAGTATCGTCATCAACATTCAAAGCTAAAGTAACCAACTCTCCAGCCATCTTTATAGCTTCTAACAACCCAATCTCTGATATTAATACTTTAACTTCTTTGTCTTGTAGGTTATTCCCACCAGCCCTTAATGCTAAAGTTATGACCGATATTATTTCAGTCATAGTAATATCAGCTTGTGCCAATTTATTTCCTAGCTTTAGTATGCTACAACCTAAAGCCTGTTCTATCCTGATAATGGTATCAAGGCTCATTCTTGCCTTGTACTCTTTATCATTAAACTGTAGTAGCTTTTCCGCCTTTAGACGATTTATGCTCATTGTTTATCTCCGTTTTGGTTAATATAACAATAATCTCGTCTCTACTTCCAACATTAGTAGCAGAGAAGATTGTGTAAGATTTCTTGTCAATTTTAATTGTATCTGTATCTTTAAATCCCTTGTAATAAGGTATTTCTATTTCAACATTGTTTTCTCCAATGTTTACTTGTGCGTCTAATTTTTTAGAGCCTATCTCTATAGGCATTAGTTCCCAACCCATAATAATCTCCTAAATTAAACTGTGGCTATTGTTACAGTATCAGCAGATTCAAAACTCATTGAGTAAGTAACTTCTCCATTATAACTACCAGCGTATTCCATACTTGTTACTTGGAATGCACCTGTAAAGGTATTGAAGTCTGGAACTATGAATTGAAAATTACTAAATGCACTATTTTCAAAAGCTGTCAATACTGACTGTTCACTAGCTGAATCTGTAAATACACCAGAGCCACTAATTGAAAAAGATTTAATTCCAGCATCAGCAAGTAATGTTCTCACTCTACTTGAATCTTTGTTTGTTACATCTATTGTTTCGGCATTGATTGAAATTGATGTATCTCTTAGTCCAGCAACTGTTGTAAATGCTTCTGGGCTAGCACCATCACCAATCTTAACAAGCAACGCACTTCCTTTTTGTACTGCCATATCTATCTCCTAAAAAAATTAACTATCGTACACAATCACAGATAAGGATAGCACCCCATGTCTAGTAATTCCATCATTTTCTGTTAGCGTGATTGTATTCCTGACTTGACTAACTACCATATCAGCACCAGATACTGAATAACTTGTATCATGCAAAAGCTCATATATTCTTTCCATAGCGTCTGATATTTCTTTTTTACCTCTGTATTGACTCCAAACATCTATATCTACAGAGTATTCATTACCATCTAAACTCTTTGTTCCTCTATTCGCAACATTGATATTTCCAATAACAACATAAGGATAAGCTGTATCTTGTGGCACATTATCAAAGATTTTGTTATCACCAACAATACCATCTAGTGTGCTATCACCATTTAAAGTGGAATATAGTATTGTTTGTAAGTCAAAAGAATGAAAGCTCATGATATTTTTACCTTATTTATTTTAATATCTTTAGCAATAGTATTAGCATATTGTTTGGTGTTTTTAAATGCGTCTGATTCTTTACCCATAAAAGGTCTTTGTAATCCACCTCTAGCAAAACTTTGTTCTAATATACTTGCGTAAGATACTCTAGTTTCTACAGAAGATGTATTTTTAAGTCTAGTGGCTGGTCTTATAAAAAAACTATTAACTAATCTCCCTGTATCTATTGCTGGTGGATTATCCTTAGATGAAGCTGTATGTGTTTTATTTCCTCTTTTATAAGTTCTGCCATCTCTTGGTGTGCCTTGCATACCTTTTAATATTTGATTTCTTAAATGATTAGCAACTCTGTTTAAATGTCTTGTGGTATTTTCATCATACAAGTCTACAGCTTTGCTTATCTTTTGATTCATTTTAGATTCTATAGTTACTTTAACTGACATTAAGTTGCTACTCCTTCTTCAGCTTGTATCACTTGATATCTTTCTTTGCCTTCCATTAAAGACGCAATATGTTGGATATTAAATGTTTTAGAGTTGTAGCTGATTCTATATTTAGGTGTTAAAGCTGAATAATATCTTATGGTGAAACGGTAATTACTTCTATCTTCTATTTGGTCGCCAAAAGAATTTTCTGTGCCTGATAAATTTTCTACTTTAGCCCATACTGTAGTTGCTGTTCCCCATGATACAGATTGACCACCACCAGAATCTGTAGATGGACTCATTGATTGTAGAACTACTTTGTTCCTCATTTGACCTATCATTAACCAAACATTCCCCCATAGTGTGCATGACCTCTGTAAGGGTGAGTTGATAAAGATTTAATTTTATATGATTGCAATAATTGAGTTGCACTTGTTGGAGCTAATACTCTTTTGCCATCTAATAAATCTCCTCTATGCTCAAACAGATATGCAGAATAAGCAAGACAAGCTGATTTAATATCATAAGGAACTGCTGTGGTTGCTCCATATCCAGCCACATATTGAATCTCTAAGGCATTAGCTACTCTTAATCCTGTTGGCCAACTAGCACCATTTCTTAAAACAATTCTTGCTGGAACACTTACATTATCTAAATAATAATTTGATGCGTCATAAGTGGTTTCTGTATCTGAATCATTATAATATTTTATGTGAGTAACACTAGCAACAGGACTATTAGGTAATAAAATACTACGTCTGTTTATATCTTGGTCTATACCAACGTAAGAGCCTTCTTGAATAGGAATATCCACGTCATACAAAGAATCTATAAATAATTGATAAGTAACTGTGGTCAATGACCTTGCAGTATATTCTTTCGCCCAGTTATGAACTGCTCTTTCTATCAATGCAACAACAGTATCATCATCAGATGAATCTATTTTATTCCATGCTTTGATTTCAGCTTGAGTTACTGCGTATGCTGTTTCTGCTGTATGTACTTGTAATCCAGCCATTTAGTTTCTCCTAATCTGCCTCCGCTATGGTGTTACCTTCTGCTACCCAATCTTGAATTGCTTGATAGTCTGTGTTTTCTGTGTCTAGTGGCACATTATAAATAATACTATTAGCAACAACAATGTATTCACAAAGCTCACTATTATATTCTACTTTTTTAACTGA